CAGCGATTTCTACACCGTTGCCCCATGTGGCAAGAATTGCCTGAGAGAAATCTCCGAAAAGAACTGCACTACATGACCCCGAAGTGGACCCCTTAGTGAGATTAGATGGAACCTGATTGGTTACACCGATTTGGTAGCCATTAACAGTACCAGGTGTCGCACCGCGACCCCGTGCTGCTAAGTCACTATTCCAAAGGAAGTCACCAGCACCTGAAGAAGAGCGAAGCTGTTTGAGTGCTGAAAGTACTTTTGCATTGGTTACATAGCCCATAGTTGAGCCGTTAGAACCAGCATTGTCTATCAACACTTCCTCTTCTAACTTGATCATATTCTCAAGAGTAATAGCAGCGCCATTAGTACCACCAGCCACTGAACCAATACTGGCTTGAAGTAGGCCGGTAGGCTGTCCAGAAGAACCTGAACCGTTAAGGATTGCTAAATCAATTGCTTCATTGATCGTATTTAAAAGATCAGTTCTAACCAATTCTTCAATACCAGGAGTGGCTTGAAGAAGTGTTTGTCTAGAAAACTTAGACAATGCGCCAACAGTACTTGGACTCAATGAAATTTGATCAAAAGTACTTTCTGACTGTGTTATTGCCGTAGTTTGTGAGCTAAGCCAATAAGCACTGCTATTTGCTGACCTTCTGGGAATATTTACGTCACCGACTAGGCCAGGCAAGGTGGTCACGCCCATTCCAACCATTAGCGTGGAATTTCTCAAACTTTCTATAAATGAGTTTGAGTCAAGAGACGCTTCTACAAGATTACCTCCAGTGGTTGCCCCACTCGTTTGGTAGGTGGCTCTATTGAAGACTGAGTAAGGAACGAGGAAGCTTTTCTCTGAAGATCTTTTTACTCCAGACCTCTCTACCTCTTGAGATAATTCTCTTACAAAACCAGCCTCTTTAGAAGACCAATCACCAGTTAAAGCGCCACGAATACCAGCAGCTATTGAATAATCAACATTTCTTTCTTGTTGAATATCAATTGGTGAAACAGTTTCAACGGGCTTGGCACCGATGCGCTCTAATACAGCAGCTCTAGCTTCATCAATGGAAGCACCGCTTTCTACTAATGTTGTTGCAAGCTCATTGCAACCATGTTGAGAGCCAAGAGCTGTAATGTTTGCAATTCTTGAGCGCTCTTCTTGTTGCGCTTTTTTGCGCTCTTCCGAACGCACCACGGATAAGTCAGGGGTGTCTGTCATTTTCTCTTTTATTAGAGGTTGTTGTGTTTGTGATGCGACGGTAGCCGCTTTGTCAGGGATAGAATCCCTAGCATTAGTTTCTATAATAGGTGCTTCTTGCGTCATATCTTCTTTTTTGTCTACTTCTTTTGAGCCTTTTGACCTTGACACGCCTACAGTCGTATCTGCAGGAATTGAAACCAGTGATAATTCCGCTGGTGTAAAGGCAAGCACTCTATAGTTTTTATCATCAATTTCTTCTGTAGAATCCACGCTATAACCAAAAGAAACATTCGCATATATCCCAGTTCTCACCATTTCATAAGCTTCATTACCAGCCGCATTAGTGGCAAATCTTACTGTTGCCATCCCTCGGCGCTTACCTGAATCAAGCCAAGATTTTTCTACTACCCCAATAACTGTATCTGGATTGTGATTGAAAAGTAACGGCGCTTTTCTATTGAGTCGTTCAAAATTAATAGCTCCTTCTGAATGATCCAAGGTTTCAAACCCTAGATAACCCCTGTTTACTGGGGCTTCTGATGAGAAGGGGAAAGTAATTGTTCTATCCTCTTCATTTAACTTTCTATCTACTAACGACCCCGAATATTCACGCGTTAATGTTTGGCCTTCAAAATCACGTTTGTTCTCCATTTGTCGAGTCTTGGTTGTCATTAGTATTTATATTACTCTCATTTATAGTAGATGTTGCTGCTATATCAGTATCAAAGACAAGATTAAGCTGATTCATCTTATCTAATTCATCGGCTCTAGTAGCTATTACCTCGTTAATATCTCCTCCCTGTTCACTAACAATATCTGTAACAGTTTTAAAACCTGCCTTAATTGACTCTTTAGCCGCTGCAACTTCACGTTGAGGATCAATAAAGCTAAAGCCCCTAGGAACAAATCTTACTTGTTTGTATCTTTCACTATCTGTTTCATAATTTGGCAAATTTAAATTGCCTGAAAGTACACTCATTTCTATGAAGTTTTCATATACAGGCTCTAGGAAATGCTCAATTAAATAGTTTTGAATGGCTCTATATTGTGCGCGATCTTCTAACAGGGATAAACGGCTAGAAGAGTAATTAGATTGTGAAAAGTCTTTAGAAACAGATTCAAAACCGATACCAACAGAAGCTGCAACACTTCTAAGCATTGCCCGCATAAATTCAGGAAATTCTTTATTTGGTGAATCCATATCTGGAATATTTATAGATTCATTTGGATTTAAATAATGAAACGTCCCAGGCTGAAAGTCTGTAATTCTTTCTTCTTCTAATACTTCTCCACCGTTGTCTAATTCTGGGTCTTTATTTTCAATAAATCCCTGTAAACAGGCATTAGCTCTGGCAGAAGTTAAAGCTGCATTTGCATAACCGTCTATATGGTGTAGAGATTGCAAACTACTTGCAAATTGAGTTACGCCCCTTGATTGGCTGCTGCGATCAGGGACAAAAAGATGTATCACCTCATCAGCAGGAACTAAAACATGTCTTTGTTGTCCTGTTACAGAAGGAAAGGCTGTTTCCCCTGGATGCTTAGAAAAAAAGCAATATTCTAAAGCTCTACCCCATTTGTCCTGACGTATTCCCATTTTCCAGTTAGACCCTTTTGAATCTCGGCCTGAATAGTCATCATCTAACATATCTCCTTCCAAAATTTGCAAGGCAAAAGGAATAGAACTTTTTCCGAATGGTTGTTTAATTATTCTTATAAGACATTCACCATCAGTGATCATTGCCATCATTACAAGGCGGCAAATATCAACAAAAGAAGAACGCCCTGCTACATCACAAGATTTATGGTTACTCCACTTTTTAAATTTGCTTTCTATTGCGTTATTTATTTTGTTATCTAAAGTTTGACCCCTTAATTTTTTAACAGATGATTGTAATTTAAAACCATTAGGACCAACAACATTAGAAACTATTTGTCTAGCTGCATTTCTTCCCCAAGGGTTATTCCTGATAACTTCCCTGGCTCGTTGTCTTAAAATTTTATTACTTCCATTAATTAAAGAATCAGCGGAAGAATTAGGAGCAACCCAGGAACTAGTTAAACGGTCCCTAATGGCTCCTGTATAATTTCGCCGCTGTTTAACTGCTGGCTCCTTTTGTTCAGGTTTTTTTGAATTTAAAACGTCGGATAAAGGAAGATTTAAAAATGCCATGACTTAACGGGAGAAAGATACATAAAGTTTTTTTGGATCGCCTAAACCTTGGGCTATTCTTGCCCGTCGCTTTTCATTAAATACAATTCCTTTTAGTTGGCTTTCTCTTGCCCTTAATTCTGGTAAATCAAGCCGCGTAAATGTCCTTGAACCAATTTGATATGATTTTCCTTTGTCCAAAATCATTGACCTTATAGCCGCCGAAACATTATCTAGATCAATTTCATTTTGTGACCTGTCGTCAACTGCGCCTGGATCGCCGGAATAATTGAGCGCCTGTTTGACAGTAAATTCACCTCTAGCTAATTCAAAGCTTTCACTTCCTTTGCTAACTATCGCAGTAAAAAACCAATCTCCTTTGTCGAAATTCGTTGTAACACTAGAAGCTATTGTAAATTCCCAACCACTCCCCGCATAGGCTGAACCCGTAACAGTTGCACCTTCAGAAGCTGTATTAGTTCTCAAAGAATAAATTAAACTCCAACCATCACCACTAGTGGCGGTCGTGTCAAAAGGTACTGTTGCCGAAACATCACGCCACTTAATTGTGGTCCCAGCAGTAATAACACTGGGGAAATCAGACGACCACATTTAAACCTCTACCATTCGTTGACATAACTTCCTCTTTGTCGTGTTCTATTAGATGATACTCGTTTTTGTTGCGTAACAATAACTTCTTTTAACAGGTTTTTAGCGAAAATATCAAAGAATTTACCCTTGGGATAGCGTTTTAGGAGCCATTGGAACGCAGCAAAGGCATAGACGGCACAATCTAAAGCTTCAACATCTTGATTAGGTTTTTTCATATATACAGGACTTTTAAAACCTCTTTTATTGGTTTTTAAAACTCTTTGCTCCCCTGTTAGCTGTTTAAAATAGTCTTCCCCTGTTTGACTGTGAAAATGGATCTTAGAATTAAACCTTAAACGGCTATAAATAACATCTTTAATAGTATCTGTTCCTATTGAATATAAATTAAGCCCTTTTTTAACTACTCTTCCCCTGCTATTTATATCCACCTTAGAAGGCTTACCAATGGCAGGTTTTCCAGCTTGTGAGCTTCCTTTTATAGCTATCACCCCATTGGCTTGTCTTTCCCTGCAATACTGGTAAACAGTCTGTGTTGCGAGTCCACCAGTATCTATGGCACAACAGCTAACTTTTAATTTTTTACCGCTTGGATGGTCCCATTCTTGACTTAATAAAATATCTAAACCCTTCCAAACAGTCGCCTGATTAGGAGAACCAAAAATGACGTCATGCTGTATTAAATACATATGCTCGTTTTCCCATTTGTTTGGATCTTCTGGATCTCTTACCCTGCCAAAACCCCAAGTACTGATCTCAATTCTTTCATTGGCTGACCCTGCCCCACCTTGGACATCGCAACCCATAACCAGAGCTACTACCTCTTCTGGTAGCTCCCCTGATAAATAGCTTTCACATCTAGCTAATAGCTTTTCTGCATTTACTCCCCCCTGATAACTTTCACTCCAAACCTCTCCAAGCCTTGTATTTACAAATGTTTTTAACAGCGGCGCGTCATTCCTAGCCCTTAGAAATTCCTCTACAAGCGAAGGCCACCCAATCCAACCAGCGGGGCTATATAAAGAACTTAATTGAAACCCTGCTGTTTTATTTTTTAACTCTGCCCCAGCTCTCCATTCCCCTTGTCTTAACATTGATGTTTTATGTGTTTCGTTAAATCTTTCATTGCATAATTGACACTCATATTGTGTAGTTTCTGGGTCTCTATTTTCCCATTTAATTTGTTTCCAATCTAAGGTTATATATCCAGAACAAGCTGGACATTTTACAAAGTACTTTCTCTTGTCAGAATGATTATATTCTTGCTCAATTCTTGACCAATTCTCTAAAGTTGGAGTACTTGTCATTAATATTTTTTTCCTTGCATAGTTAGAAGTTCTTTTTTCAGCTAAAACACATGGATCACCTTCTGAAACTCCAGATGAAGTACTGCTGTCATATGGGTATGAATCAGTTTCATCCATGAATAAGTAGCGAATTGGTGAGCTTCTTAATCCTGTAGGAGAATTACTTCCTGTTAAAATAAATATCCCATTTGGAAATTCTTTAATAAACATTGAATTACTAGCATCTCTAGACCTTTGAGGGGCTATTTTATTATTAATACAAGGCGTTTCTTGAAATGCTGGCTCTAGTCTTTGCCTGCTAAATTTACGCGCCATATCTATAGTTGGCATAACACACATTACAGAACTAGGTGCTACATCAATTGTATAAAGTAAAAATGATAAACCTAATTCACTTTTGCCTAATTGCGCCCCAAACATTAAAACAACTTTTTGTATTTCAGTATTAGTTACGCTTAGTAAATCCATTGGCTCCTGTAAGTAAGGAGTTCTAGAAACCTTATATCTCCCAGGCTCACTAGAAGACTTGCTATTTAATACCCTATTAGCAGATGACCATTCGCTAACAGTTAAAGACCTTGGCGGTAATATTCCCGCTTTAAATCCCTTTTCATATGGATTCATTTTATTTACCTAATTTTTCCAAAATGAATTGGATTTCTTCTCTTAAAGTCTTATCTATTACCGTTGAATCAGTTTCAGAAGCAAATAAACTAGATACTCTATCCGGCAAAGTTAACAAAGCTTCTCTAATACTTACAGCAATTTCAAAACTTTTCTTTTCTACTAATTTTGCATCTATCAGCTCCTTCTTCTTTACTCCTACATCAATTTCTGCCAGCTTTGCATGAAAATATTCTTTCTTACTTCTACTTACGTTAAAATCTGGGATTTGGTCAGCTTCCATTTTATTTACTTCTTTCTTTAATTCGCTTTTGACGTTTTCTTTTATATGACTACTAACCGTTGGCTTTCTCGCAATAGAGGTAGTTTTATCCCATAAAGCTAAAGCCATTTCTGAATTAACTAGCGTTTGGCCGTTGTGAGTTACCTTGCAAACTTGCATATGTTCTTTCTTCATTTTCTTTGTAACCGCCGGCGGTGACACGCCTTTTATCTTTGCCAAATCTTTGTAGGTAATTAGCATTAACTTCGATTAACCACTAACACTATATATGGTATTAACTATTTAACCATTCTCAATAAGGCCACGCTAGCGAAATTCCGAGCCTTTCGATGCCC